CGGGGGACAAGCTGGCCCGCCTGAACTCGGTTGCTGACATCGTAGCGTCTGAACTCGTCTGGATGCCCGAGACCCGTTGGGCAGAAGAAGTAATCGAAGAGATCGCGGGGTTTCCCTTCATGTCGCATGATGACTTGGTGGACTCTACGGTCATGGCGCTCATGCGGTTCCGCCAAGGTGGGTTCATCCGACTACCAACGGATGAGCCAGAGGAGCCGAGATTCTTCAAACAACGCCGAGGCGGCTACTATTAAGGATTAGGGTATGGCTATCGAAAAAGGACTTTATGCAGCTCCAGAAGGTCTAGACGACGAGATGGAAGATATGATGGAGATTGATGGCGCGGAGCTGGAGATCGAGGTCATCGACCCAGAGGCAATCGTGCTAGACGATGGCAGTATGGAGATCACACTGATTCCAGACATGGAAGTGGCTGATCTGGCTGATTTCGATGCTAATTTGGCGGATATACTAGAAGAAGGCACCCTGCGCGGTATTGCAGACGATATGATGGGGCTGGTGGAAGCCGACATCGACAGCCGCAAAGAGTGGGCCGAAGCCTATGTCAAGGGCCTAGACGTGCTGGGATTCAAGATGGAGGAGCGCACGGAGCCATGGGAAGGCGCTTGTGGTGTCTATTCTAACGTGCTGGCCGAGGCCGCCATCCGGTTCCAAGCCGAGGCTATGTCGGAAACGTTCCCCGCCGCGGGGCCTGTGCGCACTAAAGTCCTTGGGGATGAGACGAAGGCAAAGATGGAAGCCGCGCAGCGCGTGCAGGCGGACATGAACTACGAGATTACCGAGCGTATGGTCGAGTACCGGTCGGAGCACGAACGCATGTTGTATGCTCTAGGCTTGGCTGGCTCTGCGTTCAAGAAGGTGTATTACGACCCAAATATTGGGCGGCAGGTGTCGCTGTACATCCCAGCAGAAGACGTCATCGTGCCATACGGTGCGAGCCATATCGAGACTGCCGAGCGCGTTACACACGTCATGCGCAAGACTAAAAATGAGGTCCGCAAGCTGCAGGCAGCGGGGTTCTATCGCGATGTAGACCTCGGTGAGCCAGTGCCATACCACTCCGACATCGAGGAGAAGAAGGCTGAAGAGGGCGGATACGAGCTAACAAACGACAATCGGTACACATTGTACGAAATCCACGTCGAAACGACCCTAGATGGGGTGGACGACGAGGACGATCTGCCGAAACCGTACGTAATTACGATCGAGCGGGGCACCGGGGAGGTGCTGGCCATCCGTCGCAACTACGAAGAAGACGATCCGCTGGCCCTGAAGAACCAATTTTTCGTCCATTACCCCTATGTTCCGGGGTTTGGCTTCTATGGGCTGGGCCTGATCCACATTATCGGGGGCTACGCCAAGGCTGGAACCAGCCTGATCCGTCAATTAGTTGACGCTGGCACGCTGTCGAACCTGCCGGGGGGCCTGAAAACCCGCGGATTGCGCATTAAAGGCGACGATTCGCCCATCGAACCGGGTGAATTTAAGGATGTGGACGTGCCGTCGGGGTCAATCCGCGACAATATCATGCCACTGCCGTACAAAGAGCCATCTCAGACGCTTCTGGCGCTGCTCCAGCAGATTACGCAGGAAGGACGGCGCCTCGGGGCGATTTCTGACCTGAATATCTCTGATATGTCGGCAAATGCGCCTGTGGGCACTACTCTGGCGCTGCTGGAACGGACTCTGAAGCCGATGGCGGCGGTGCAGGCGCGCGTGCACTACGCGATGAAGCAAGAGTTTAAGATGCTCAAGGCGATCATCGCCGAGTATGCGCCGGAGGAGTACCAGTATCAGCCACATCGTGGCGAGATAAGCGCGCGTAAGGCTGACTATGAGATGGTTGACGTGATCCCCGTCAGCGATCCTAACAGCTCCACCATGGCCCAGCGGGTTGTCCAGTACCAAGCGGTGCTGCAGATGGCTCAGTCGGCACCACAGATTTACGATCTGCCGCAGCTACACCGCCAGATGATCGAGGTGCTGGGTATCAAGAACGCAGATAAACTTGTCCCAACGAGGGATGATGCTAAGCCGACCGACCCGATCAGCGAGAATATGGACGCACTGATTGGCAAACCGATGAAGGCATTCATCTATCAGGACCACCAAGCCCATCTGGCCGCGCATACGTCGTTCCTACAGGACCCGATGATTATGCAGATGATCGGGCAAAACCCGCAGGCCAAGCAGATTATGGCCTCGTTGCAGGCACACATCGCCGAACACCTTGGTTTCCAGTATCGTCAACAGATCGAGGAGCGCCTCGGGGCACCGCTACCACCACCCAACGAGGAGCTGCCGGAAGAGGTCGAGGTCGAACTGTCTCGTCTGGTCGCAGATGCAGGCAAGCAACTTACTCAGGCGCATCAGCAGCAAGCCGCACAGCAGCAGGCACAGCAGCAGGCACAAGACCCGATGTTCCAGCTCCAGCAGGCCGAGCTGCAGGTTAAGCAAGCCGAGGTCCAGCGCAAGGCCGCGAAGGATCAGGTGGACGCACAGATCAAACAGCAGCAGATGCAGCTACAAACAACCAAGGCCGCTGCAGACGCCATGCTGAAAGCAGAGCAGCTTAAGGTGGACAAAACAGAATTGGCTATCGACGCCGAAGTTAAGGGTGTGGAGATGAGTCAAGCTCGGCGCGCCGCTCGTGACAAAACTCAGATCGAGGTCGCGAAGCTAATGCAGCAGAAACAGAAGCCAAGTGGGGGGAATAAGTAAACCATGGCAAAGACCGTCTTTGACGTGCTCATAGATAAGATCGACGAGCAAATCTCGTCTGCACAGAGTTTCCTATCCGGCGGGTCGCCTAAAGACTACGCCGCATACAGGGAAGTTGTCGGCTTAATTCGGGGTCTCGAAGCTGGCAAGTCATACATTGAAGACCTCTCGCGTAACTATATGGATAATGACGATGACTGAACCAGCAGTTAAACTGAGCGGGGAACAAGAATTTGAGGCGCAGCTCCCAAAGCCAGTGGGTTACCGCTTGCTTATCGCGCTACCGCAGACCTCCGAGACATACGAGGGCACTAGGATTCTGAAGACTGATACGGAACGCAACCGCGACCACATTATGTCGATCATCGGGTTGGTCGTGGACATGGGCGCTGACGCGTACAAGGACGCCTCGCGGTATCCTGACGGGCCTTGGTGCCAGCCCGGCGACTACGTCATGTTCCGCATGAACTCGGGCACTCGCTTCAAGATGGGTGATACCGAGTATCGGTTGATGAATGACGATTCTATCGAGGCAGTGGTAGCTGATCCTCGTGGTATCCAGCGTGCGTAGGGGGGTGACACATGCCGTTTCAGAAAGTGGAGTTTGAGTTTCCTGACGAAAAAGAGGAAACTGTAGACATCGAGATCGAACCGTCATCGGCAGAGCCGATGCAGCGTCCGGGCAAAGCCAAAGCAGACGAAGTCGAGGTGGATATTGAAGACGAGCCTAAAAAGCCCGTTAAAAAAGCGTTTAAAACAGCTTATGAAGACGCAGATGACCTCGAAGTTGAGGTCGTGGACGACACGCCGAAAGCAGATCGTGGGCGAAAGCCATCAGACCCGCCGGAAGATGTGACGGACGAGGAGTTAGAGGAATACTCTGACAAGGTCCGCAAGCGCATCAAGCACTTCTCCAAGGGCTACCACGACGAGCGTCGGGCTAAAGAAGAAGCCCTGCGTGCCCGCGAAGAGCTTGAGCGTGTGACTCAGCAGTTGTTGGAAGAGAATAAAAAACTCAAGGCCAGCAGCACCAAGAGCCAAGCCGCGCTGATCGAGCAGGCTAAGAAGAACGCAGCGGCTGAAGTTGCAGCAGCTAAAAACGCATACAAAACAGCCTATGACTCTGGTGACTCAGACGCTGTCATGGACGCTAACGATAAGCTAACGGCTGCTAGGCTTAAGCTCGAAAGAATAAGTAATCTCAAGGTACCAACTTTACAGGAGAAGGAAACTCCTGTACCTTCAACACCAGAACCCGCCCCGGCACCACAAGTCGACCAGCGGGCTGTGGAGTGGCAGAAAGCCAATTCATGGTTCGGGCAAGACGATGAGATGACGAGTTTTGCGCTGGGGTTGCATAACAAACTCGTCAAAGAGGGCGTAAGCCCTCAAAGTGATGACTACTACGAGAAGATCAATTCTCGTATGCGGCAAGTCTTCCCGGATAGTTTCGAGGAGGACGAAACAGAAGTCGAGGTGGCCCCGGAGCCGAAGCGTAAAGCACAGGTTGTGGCACCAGCAACGCGCAGTACCGCGCCGAAGAAGGTGACACTAACAAAAACCCAAGTGCAGATCGCGACGAGGCTTGGACTTACCCCGCAACAGTACGCCAAACAGGTTGCATTAGACATGAGGAAACAAAATGGCTGAGAATCGCATTGACCGCGAGCTACAGACTCGTGAGAAAACCGTCCGTAAACGGAGCTGGCAGCGCCCGGAAGTTCTACCTTCCCCCACGCCCGAGGATGGATATGAGTACCACTGGGTCCGCGTAAGCACCCAAGGTCAGGCCGACGCCACGAACGTTTCTTCGAAACTGCGTGAAGGTTGGGAACCCGTGAAAGCGGCAGACCACCCCGAGATTACCATGGTTACCGTCGAGAACGAGCGGTTTGCCGACAATGTGGTGATTGGTGGGTTAATGTTGTGTAAAGCGCCGAAGGAGCTGGTCGAGGAGCGTAATGAATATTACGACACCCAAACCAAATCCCAGATGAACTCGGTGGACAACAACTTCATGCGCGAGAACGATCCTCGTATGCCCCTCTTCAACGAGCGGAAAACGAAGGTCACTTTTGGTAACGGAAGCTGATTAGGAGCTAACAATGGCTTATCCTACTGTAAGCGGGCCTTATGGCCTTATTCCGGTGAAACTGTTGAGCGGGACCCCCTTTGTAGGTGGTGTCTACCGCCAAATGAAAATCGCAAGTGGCTACAACACTTCGATCTTCTTTGGTGATGCCGTGAAACTTGTCACCGGCGGCACCGTTGAGCGCGATGCGTTTGACGCTGCAATGACCCCCGTCGGGGTTTTCATGGGCTGCAAGTACACTGACCCGAATCTGGGTTACGAACTGTACAGCCAGTACTACCCTGCAGGCACTGTAGCGAGCGACATCGTCGCATACGTTGCAGACGCAACCGATCTGCTGTTCAAAGCAGCCGTAGTGTCTTCGGGCACCACGATTGGCGATCTGGCGATCACTGATATCGGTGCAAACGTTGCTGGCGTAGACAACACCGGCGATTCGACTTCGGGTAACTCCCGCGGCGCGATCTCCGATACCTCGGCGACTACGAACACTCTGCCCTTCCGCATTGTCGGGTTGGTTGAGGAAACCAAAAACACCTCGGGTGGTTATACCGAAGCCTACGTTAAATGGAACGCGGGTCATCAGTATAACAACACGACCGGCGTATAAGGAGTGATGTATCATGGCTATTTCACGCGCCCAGCTACTTAAAGAACTCCTCCCCGGACTAAACGCTCTGTTTGGGATGGAATACGCAAAATATGGCGAAGAGCACGCTGAAATCTACGAGACTGAGTCTTCCGAACGTTCGTTTGAGGAAGAAACCAAGTTGAGTGGCTTCTCCGCGGCTCCCGTCAAAGGCGAAGGTGCTGCCATTGAGTATGACAATGCTCAGGAAGCATGGACTGCACGCTACACTCACGAAACCATCGCGATGGGCTTCTCGATCACCGAAGAAGCAATCGAAGATAACCTGTACGACTCGCTGTCGGCTCGTTATACCAAAGCGTTGGCTCGTGCGATGGCGTACACCAAGCAGGTTAAAGCTGCTGCTATCCTGAACAATGCGTTCGCAGCTGGCACCACTTATGGCGATGGTAAGTCGCTATGCGCCACCGACCACCCACTTGTCTCGGGTGGCTCGAACTCGAACCGCCCTGCAGTCGCGGCTGACCTGAACGAGACTTCGCTTGAAGCCGCCGTTATCCAGATCAGCCAGTGGACTGACGAACGTGGTCTGCTGATCGCAGCCAAGCCGCGCAAGCTGGTTATCCCGCCCGCGCTGCAGTTCGTTGCCACTCGTCTGCTGGAAACCGAAGGCCGTGTCGGCACCGCCGATAACGACCTGAACGCACTGCGTTCGAACGGTTCGATCCCAGAGGGCTACACTGTGAACCACTATCTGACGGACACCAACGCATGGTTCCTGATGACAGACGTTCCCAATGGCCTGAAGCACTTTGTCCGTACCCCGATGTCGACTTCGATGGACGCCGACTTCGATACTGGCAACAGCCGCTACAAGGCTCGCGAGCGCTACTCGTTTGGCGTTTCCGATCCTCTGGGTATCTTTGGTTCGCCGGGGGCCTAACTTATCCTCCCATAGGGCCTTCGAGCGTACGGAAGGGGGAGCTTCGGTTCCCCCTTTCTTTTTATTTTGTTTTGGTGTAATCTCCTGTCAGGGCTTAACATCAGCTTCGTAGACAGGTACCCGCCCTCCTGACGTTGCACAGACTGCGAAGCAAATCCTTGTGCAAAGGGTATTATAATGGCTTCGACCACCTTTTCCGGTCCAGTGACTTCCACCAACGGTTTCATTGGCGATATTAAAGTTCCCACCTATACTGTTGCTACCGCACCTTCTGCCGCATCCGCGGGCGCTGGTACTCTGGTTTATGTCTCCGACGGCGCAGCGGGTTCTGCTATTCTAGCGTTCTCTGACGGCACCAACTGGAAGCGTTCGGATACCGGCGGCACGATCGCAGCATCGTAAGGGGGGTGAAAGATGAGTGATCGCTTTCAACCACCCAGTGCGGAAGAACTAGCACGTCGCGGGATTGGCGTAGAAAAAGCACGCGCCCGCAACGCTGATGGCACGCTGAAAGGCGATGATCCATCTACGCCAGACGTAAACGAGGCATGGGAAACTAAGCCCGCAGCTCCTAAGCGCGGTCGCCCTGCAAAAAAGAAGGGGAGTTAACCTATGTCTAACTCGGACGTAAAATCCAAACGCGTTACCACCGCAGCATCTCTTGCTGTTGGCCCAGCGCGTATCCGTCAGGTGCAGGTGCTAACCACTGCAGCAGGTGCAGGCCGTCTTACTATTACTGATGGTGCCGGTGGCCCTACTGTGTTGGACCTAGACTTTCTGGCGTCTGATTCGCACTCCGTAAACATTCCCGATTGGGGTATTCGTTGCCAAGACGATGTGCTCATCACCACGATGACCAACATCAGTGCAATGACTGTATTCTACAGCTAGGGGATGTCATGCGCGCGTATTACAAAAAAGGCGGTGGGGTAAAATCTCCCGCATGGCAACGCAAAGAGGGCAAGAACCCGGAAGGTGGCCTGAATGCGAAGGGGCGCGCGTCGGCTAAGAAGCAGGGCATGAACCTGAAACCCCCTGCTCCCAACGCGAAAGCGGGAACCAAAGACGGTAACCGCCGTAAATCATTCTGTGCCCGTATGTCGGGCATGAAGAAGAAACTTACTAGCGAGAAGACGAAAAACGATCCGAATAGCCGGATCAATAAGTCTCTCAGAGCGTGGAATTGCTGATGCCTGC